AGTGAAGCCCTCGGTGCCACCAGAATTAGTGACGACCCAATACTTGACGCCGTACAGCTTTTCATTGTCATTTGCGTCATCCGGGCGGCCCCAGAAGCGCGTTTCCATGTGCGCTGCAAGATCGATCATCGCATCGGCACGACGAATCTTGACCAACTCGACGATGCGAGCGGGATCACGGTTCATTGCGACTTCGCGACGTTCGATTGCGTAGGACGTTGTCAGGTGGCGCCAGGGTGCAGACGCTGTCTGCATGACATCACCGACGTTCACGGAGTCAACCGCAAACAGTCCCGTGTCCTTGGCTGCACCGCTGGTGTCAACCATGACGTTCCATTGGATTCCATAACCGCTCTGATATGAAACCTTCTCAGCCTGAAGCACTTTGGGGAGTGCAACATACTCCTGAAGGTCTGATGCAATCTCCGTCCAGCGGAGAGGGCCCAGGTCCTTTTGGGTTACCTTGATCAGATCGGCAATATCGTCAGCTTGAAGAATTGCCATTTGTTACCTCGTTATTCAAACGACTCCGAGACTGAACCAAGCAGTCCGCGCTCCCGCATGAGCTTGGCCACGCTTCGCTCTGCCTCCTTTGACGGAGAGAGCTTGCGACCAGTGCGCTTGGTCGGTCGGTTGGTCTTCTGGTTCTGGCGTTTAGCCATCTTGGAGTTGATTTTCTTTTCCGCAAGCTCCTCGAGATCATCTGTGAAGACCACCTTCACTGCCTGATTCAGGAGCCTATCTGGGCTTGGAACTTCCTTGCCCAAGTTCTTGTAACCAGCCTTCAAAAGGTCTACCTGCTCCATGACCTTGCTACGGTTGGTCAACTGATCGCCATCGCTTAGTAGGCTTGACGGCCCAGTCCCCAGGAGATCGGAAAATTTGCCATCGACCTCTTGGAATAATGCATCGTGAGATGCGCTACTGAGCGCCATTTCCAACGTCACAATCTTGGCGTTCAGGGCTTCCGTGACCTTCTCCAGGGACTTGAATTGATTAACAATGTCAGGGTCCCAGGATTCTTCGTCAATGGATGCCTTGAATGTGTCACCAACGGGCTCTTCCGCACTTGGTTCTTCCGTTGGTGTGGGCTTCATGCCCTGCCTCTCTAGCAGTGAGAGTGCTTTCTTCAGAGCTTGCGGATCACTCCGGAATCCTTCCAGAGACTCATCATCAATCCCCAATTTCTTGGCGGACTCAAAGATGGCCTCGTCATTGTTGTTTGTCGCTGCCTCGAGAACCTCGGCAACGTCTTCTTCCACTTCAGTAGTCTCATCATCTGGTTCTTCAAGTTCCTTTTCCCAATCGACAACTTCAGGCTCTTCAAAATCGAATGGGCCATCCGGATCCACGATCTCAGCCTCTGCCTCAACCTCTACTTCTTCGACCTTTTCTTTCTTCTTTGCCACTTTAGTCTCCGTAGCCTGCATTTCTGTCGCGAAGGCCGTGTGCTTTCAGGTACTTCTGCCTATGCCCTCGTGACTCGAAGATTGCTTGCCCTGTCTGTGAGTCAAACCTCGTTGGAACGCCTTTTCTTGCCGCGTTTTCGGAGGCTTCCTTGATTTGGCTTGGGTGAACACCGGCAGCATCAGACTTCATGGGCCAATTACTGCAACCACTGACCACTCCAAGCTCCGTTTCGTAGTCTCTGTCCCATATAACGCCGTCATTATCGACAAACGACCCGTCTTGGCGTGTTCTTTTTTCCAATTCGGCCACAGTCCAATGCTTCTCAGTGGCCATTCCGGTCTTTTTGTCACGAAAACAGTAGATCATCCGCCAGTTGCCTTTCTCATCTCGGCTTCCTGGGGCTGACTGCCCATGAGTGCCCTCGACATGACGTTATCCCTATCCGCACGCCCCATTCCGCCCACATTCTGTCTCAAATAACGTCTTTCTGTCGGTCCACCCGCTGCTGATGGGCTTTCTGGCTCCATCATGGGCATTGATTCGTTGATCAGGTCCCTGATTTCGGGCACGTTGGAGTATTTCGCTGACAGTTCGATGAACTTGTCGAAGTCGATGGTCTTTCCCTGTTGATTCATCACTGGGGAGAGTGGCATGAGGACATTCGAGAGCATGGCATTGAGGGTTTGGAGTCGCTCTGCTGGGCTCCTGCTCTGCATGGAGAACGGAACAATGTCGATTTCATGCTCATAGAAGTCGCCTTCGCGGTCATCTGCACTGAATGAGGTGTCTATTGCGAGGGTTTCGGAGATTTGGCGCGAAACCTCGTAATCACTGACCGGATCATGCCAGAGATACCACCCCATGGCGCGAACCACATCACGAACTGCGTTGCTCGTGCGCTCCTGCATGTCGATGATTCTCTGACTACTGCTCGAGCGGACCATTTGTTCCTGCCCAAGGGTGTCGGCAACAGGGGAAAGGCCAGCCAGGGTGTCCAGGTTGCCGCCCATGTAGGAGAACATGTCCCTCACCTGGAGCAGGAATGCCAGACTTGACTGGTCGATACCGCCATACTTCATCTCCTTGGTCGCCTCGGGGCGGTCGGAACGGATCACATCGCCGTCATCAGCATTGATGAGGCGCTCGCCATCCGCCTCGGCACCAGATTGGACCACCGTGATCGTCTTCTGTCGCTCTGCCTGTCGCCCCAACTTGCGGAACATCCTGTTGGAGAGGTCGTTCAGGTCCGTGAGGACTGAAACCGGGGGGAGGGGCATGATGCTGCCGGGGACATCGTTGTATCGAAGGAGGTGAAATGGCCCATATTCGGGGCCATCCCAGTCACTCTCGCTCAGGGGCTCCTTATCGGAGATCGATCCATTGTCATTTGATGCCAAGAGGACCATTCGGTTCTCGATTGGCAACCAAACCTCCCACAACTCCACTGTATCGAGATAGTAATCCTCGCCAGTGCGGGCATAGCCAGATGTGATCGATTGGACCTTCTGGTCACCCTGCTCATTCGTCGTCGAGTAGAACCCGGTCGGCTTGATCTCCTTTGCACGATCCTCGGGGATCAGGCCACTCTCAAGTGCCTCGTCGTAAGGAACAATGAACCGGTTACCGGCAAATTGGACATCTTCCCAACGCGATGCGTGAATATCGAAGACGAAGTCGTCAAGATCGACTATGTCGGCATATGGCTGCCCTGCATCATGGAGAATGCCATGACTCGAGGCGTGGGCACCGCCAGAAATTCCAACTTTCATTATCCCAATTGAAAATAGTGCGTCAAAGACCCAAAGCTGGAGCGTCCGGTCGAAATCGATCTCCCGGAGGGTCTTGTTCACGGCAAGCTCGAAGCGAGCCGAGATGTCCTCAAGCTGCGGGTTGGTGGATACGACAGTCACCTGCGGATTCGCGGCAGCAATCTGCCTGCGGTAGGTGTTGATCGCCAATTCCAGGAAATTGACCGGCATCCGGTCCTGGGTCCCGCTGTTGCTGTAGTTGTATCCCACATATTCGCGGACAGCTTCCAGTCGCCTTTCGCGATATGGCTGAAGCTTGCGGCGGGCATGTTCAATTGCGCCTGTCAGTTGCTTGATGTCTGTTTCAGCCATTACCAGTAGTTCTCCTGAATTTCCTGCTTCCTTCGGCGCTGCTGGCGCCACGCAAGGGAGCCAACCGGAATATCGACGATTGTCTCTATCGGCTCAACGCGCCTTGTTCGCATACCTCGCCAACAAAGTGCGTCAGCCGTGGGCCTGTCGCCATGATTGTCCTTCGCGCCAGATGGGTCGATGCTCCTGAACATCTTGCTGTGCGTGATCCAGCCATTCGAGGAGAAAATGATCTCCTTGCACTCCTGCAATGCCCACTGGGATCGGTTCAGGAACTTCCTCGTCATCAATGCTGCCCGGTACTCCCCGTAGATCGCCCTCTTTTCATCCTTCGTCGGCCACCACCCAGGAATATCCGACTGCTTCTTACCGATGCTTGTTTCATTGCGTCGGTAAAAGATCCTGCGATACCCCATGTCCAGGACAGCGTCACCAAAATTCCTTCCTGGACCAGGAGCCTCCCAAACAAGAAACGCCCCTTGGTCGTTCGTGCCCTTAAAAAACTTCGCCAAAGCAACTGCATACTGTGCCAACTCCTCGGGTCGAGTGTTCGGAGAAACGAACTCCGCAACCTTCTCGCCCGTTTGACAGTCCCCCACACTCAACACACTGTTGCTACTCCCCGTACCGGCGGCAATGTCGGCACCAATCACGAACTCCCTGTCGAATGGCATCATCCCGGCAGCGTCCGGCAACATCCATAGCTTCAGGCGACCCTTGTGCGATGCATCCATCCCGACCGGACATCCGGTCCCTATTTCGTATTCCAATTCCCCCGTCATGGCCGGTGTCTTCACCGTTTCCTTCATCAACTTGTCGATCTCGTGAGTATCAAAGAACTGATAGTCCGAGCCGGTGAAGTCGATGTCTAGCTCCTGTGCAATCTCCCTCGGTGTAGTAACGCGCTTGCATTCCTCGTCATACCACGGTGAACGGGGCCGTCCCTCCTGGTCATGGTAAAGCCCCGCTGCCTTGTCCGGATGACGCGACCAGTGGAGTCGAACCTTCTTGATTTCATCCTTGTGCGCAAGGTCGTAGAACGC